AGGTTTCGTAAAAATGATACCTCAAGTTAATAAAATCGGCGGTGATTCTGAAAATGATACTCCTATCCCGATTTATATGGCTAAAAGCGTAAAAATATGATATGGATGATAACCGACAATTTATCTTTGAAGACACAACCGCAACACGAAAGATATTTTCTCTTACCAAGAGAATTAGAGCAGTTGCTGGAGGAACCTCGGCTTCTAAAACAATTTCAATCCTTGTCTGGCTTATCGATTATTGCCAAAGTACCAAAAACGAATTATGCAGCGTAGTTTCCGAATCCTACCCTCACCTTGAAAAAGGCGCAATGCTGGACTTTGAAAATATAATGAAAGATAGGAATTATTGGAAAGATGAGTTATGGCATTCCACTAAACATACTTATACTTTTGAAACCGGCAGTAAGTTAGAGTTTTTTTCACCCGATACTTATGGTAAAGCCCACGGACCACGTAGAGACGTGTTGTTCCTAAATGAGTGTAATAACCTGGAGTATAAGATTGTTGACCAGTTAATGGTTAGAACTCGCAAGACTGTATGGATGGATTGGAACCCGACGAATGAGTTTTGGTTTTATACAGAGATACAGGCAAATCGTTCCCAAGACTTAGATTTCATAACCTTGACCTATAAGGATAATGAGGCCTTAGATGCAAATACAGTCGCCGAAATCGAGTCTCATAGAAATAACAAGAACTGGTGGACAGTATACGGTCTTGGTCAACTGGGAACTATTGAAGGAAGAATCTATAAAGACTGGCAGGTTATCGATGGAGTGCCTTTTGAGGCTAGATTGGAACGACGGGGACTTGATTTCGGTTACAGCAATGATCCCACGGCAATTATTTCAATCTATTACTTTAACGGGGGATACATCTTGGATGAAGAAGTTTACAGGAAAGGACTCCAAAACAAACCGATAGCCGACTTAATCCTTAACAATCCACGAAACCCTGAAACGATTGTAATTTGCGATAGCGCAGAGCCTAAGAGCATTGATGAATTAAAGTTATATGGTGTAAACGCTTTACCGGCAGTTAAAGGCAAAGACTCAATTAAAAATGGAATAAACTTTGTACAGCAACAGAGAATATCAGTAACAAAGCGGTCAATCAATTTACTGAACGAATACCGGAATTATATGTGGCAGACCGACCCAAAGACTGACAGAATAATCAATGAACCCGAAGGCGGATTTGACCATTGTATGGACGCTATACGATACGCTTTAAGTTCAATTTTAACCCCTAATTCTTATTTAACGCAGGCGACAGTTGTTTACCATAATGACTAAAGAACATTTATATATTCACACCATTGACGGTACTTGTGAAATTTGTGGACAAGTAAATTCTAGAATTAAGTATTTTTATAATTTAGCTAAAGGTTTTGATGAACCTATTAGATTTAAAGCAGAAGTAGATACTAAAGATTGGGTTGGCATAGTTGGAAACCAAGGTATGTAATTTAACATCTAAAACTAAAAATCGGCTATTACGTTGCCACTCCGGCGCATACAGTTTCAGCCGATTCTGTATGCGTTAAAGCGGCCACATAAGGCCGCTTTTATTTTATGATAGGAAATTTTATAACAGACCCTAACACTGGCGAACCGCTTGCAAGTAATGGAAAGAAACTTGCTGAAAGTGCTTATCAGCCGCCGGATGAGATTAAAAAGCTCTTTGCACGAGTACAGGCTGATTATCAGGTCAACTGGTCTTTACAGAACAGGGCTTTTGATGAATTTGACGGATACTCTCTTTTACAACGAGCCAGAATGGACCAGCAGACCTTTGGCGCTTATGTAGGGGCTGAGTATGTCCCACAGCAAAAAAGATGGCGCTGGAAAGGGCGAAAGAACACCGCCCGCAATATGATTATTGGGATTTTAGCCCACGTTATTGCCGGTATGTTGTTTCCTTATTGTTATGCCTATAACGAAGATGACCAAGAAGATGAGATGACGGCTAAGGTTATGAAGATTTTGATTGAGAACCATCTTCGTAAGGCCGGATATGAATTGAAGTTCCTTTATATGATGACTTCGGCTTTAGTAAACCCCGCTGTATTTGTTGAAGTTAAGTTTGTCGAAGCCTTACAGCAGATTAAAGTCAGGAATGCGGATGGAAGTTACAGAATTGAACAAGCAGTTGATGAGTTACTATCAGGACTAAACCTTAACATTTTACCTATTGATTCTGTTTTATTAGGCGATTTCTTTACTTTTGAAATTCAAAAACAACCTAACATCACTAGAGTTAGACGGATAAGTTACGACCAAGCTCGCAAAGAATATGCCGGTAAGTGTTTTATTGGCGGTAAAGATCAATTTGATTATGTTACCGCTGGAATGACCCGCATTGTGCCATCTGGTATCTCAAAACAAACTCTTTATGATATTGACTGGACAGAAGCGGATGGAAACTTCGTACAGGTTATCAATCAACAATACCGTGGTGAGGATTTGGAAGTTGAATTTGTTGGGGGTGTATTTATCGGAAACTTTGACGAAAACAATCCCGGACAGATTTATAATATGAATCCGTTTAAGCACCGTAGGATGGCTTTGGTTAAAGACCAATGGTTATCTGTGCCGGTGTATAATTTAGCAAAGAGCGGATTTGAACCGCTTGACCCGCAAATGAGGTTTGCTTACTACAAATCCGCAGCTTTTAAAGAGTTTTGGGATGACGCGGCAATGAACAGGGCTTTCCAATTAGCACAGGATGGAATGAGCCTTGATGTCATTAAGCCGATATTCGTTTCTGGTGTCGCTCGAATAGATACTGATGTTATGGTACCAGGAGCCACGATTGGTATGCCGGTAGGAGCGCAGGTTACACCTTACCAGATGTCGCCTAATATTTCTGCTGCTTTACAGTTAATGACACAGAACACGCAGGACTTGTCTTTGTCTACGCAATCACCCCAGCAATCAGGACAGCAACAATCACCTGGAGTTACTGCTACAGCCGCTATGAAAGCCGAACAGAACGCTAAAGTTATTCTAGGAGTTTTCGGGGCTATGATAGTTGATTTAGTCCAGCAAGTAGGGGAACTGACGATGGATTGTATTATTATGCACGATACCGTTGGAGTGTTAGACGCTTCCATCCCGACCAGTTTGGATATGAAGTACAAAACTATTTTGAGCAGGGATAGGGTTAATGGAAAAGATGTAACCCATAAGATTAAATTTAACAGCCAGATGTTAGGCTGGAATCTTACTCCGGAACAAGCAAATGATAAAGAATGGGAATTGTTTGAAAAAAACGGCGGAATGAAAGCTAAAACTTACGAGTACAATGTTAATCCTTATAAGTTCGCTAGACATCAATTCTCGTTGTATATCGACCCTGATGTATTTATATCCAAGTCAATGGGTACCGACCAATTAAAGAAAGAACGGGCCGTGCAGATACTAATGTCCCCTCAAGTCGCACCGTTTGTTGACCAAGAGAAAGTTGTAGATAAGCTTATTTTGCCAGAATATTCAGATGGTGACCCAGATGAGTTTAAAAAGAAGTTACAACCAGGACAAGACCCCAATGAGATGATGAACCAAATTATGGGACAACAGGGACAACAAGTGCAAGCAACTAATACTAATAACCAAGTTGCTCAAATGCAACAATAATATGAATCCAGAATCTAACGAAAATTCAATAATATTTTTAACAGATATTAAAAATCGGAAACAATCTGATATTCAAACTTTTAAATTCCAAATTAAAAAATTAGAATTAGAAGTTGAAGAACTTGAAAAAATAATATCAAAGTTAGATTTAAAGGTCGCTTAATCAATCAATCTAAATATATGAAAAAATTATCAGGACACGAATTATTAGGCAGAGCTATGCATATGAAAGGCTTTGAGCCTAAAAAATATAAGCACAAGAAGAACTGGATAGCGGGAGCTATCAAACATCCGGGTGCTTTGCATAAAGAACTTGGCGTGAAAGAGGGTGAGAAAATCCCTGCCAAGAAACTTAATGCCGCTGCCGGCAAAAAGGGTTTAATCGGCAAACGTGCCAGACTGGCTCAAACCTTAAAAGGCTTTCATCATAAACACAGGAAACATCATAAAGGCAGTTTGAACCAAAAACCCGGAATGACTGGAGCATTTGGTAAAGAACCCAAAGGTACTTCCTACGAGTTTGAGAAGTCACATCATAAAGGAATGTGTAAAGCCCATCATAAAATGCATTGTAAATCTTGCCATGAAAAAGCCCATCATAAAAGTAAATAACCGTTTAAAAGGGGATTGGGGAACGACAGACACCACGCCAGGCAAACGGCCGGTTATCCAAATCAATGTTAAGAAGCATAAAGCTGACCCTTTTAAAAAACGATATACGTTGAAACAAGCCTTAGCAGATACGATGACGCATGAGTTAATGCACGCTAAACATCCTCGTATGACTGAAAAATCAGTTTATAAGAAAACGGCTAAGAAAATGAGGTCGATTTCTAAAGCCGAAATTAACAAACTAGTAAACAAGATATAATTTATGGCCAACAAATTGAAAGCCAAATCCAAACACGGAATGACTTTGCATAAGTTTATTGCCACAGGCGGTAAGCCAAAAGATTTCCAAGGTGCTGTTAAAAATTCAGTTGTGCGGCCCAAGGAGAAATAATATGCCTTTAGTAACTGATGCGCAAACGCAGAAGATTGTTGCTGCTTTGCAACCTCTTTATCAAGACCCTGATTTTGCCACTTTAACCGGCGATTTCGTGGTCAACGTAACCCAAACCCCAGCCGCTCCTGCGCCGGAAACCGACCCAGTAGACGTGCCGAAACAATAATATGACTAACTATTTTTGGACAGTGCATAAGAGACAGTTAGACGAAATTTTAAAACGGCTGGCTGCCCAAAGTGAACACCTGGAACAACTTGACGAGATGGACAAACAGTTCGTCATCAAGAAATACCAGGAAATTGAAAGTTATATAACCCTGCTTTTAGGCAGTAAGAAGAAAAAAGATGTCAAAGTTGCTGCTTAAATTTAACCTCTGGCTTTTAAAGCACAAAAAGCTAAAGGGCGAAGAAAAGACGAAAGTCTTAAACGCCCTTTTGGAGAATATCGGCGCATTGCCTTTAACTGCTGTGTTGTTCTTTGACCAAGACGGTACCCTCAAGGTAAACGGAAAAGCGTTGGAAGTTGAACAAGCAATCAGTATCCGTGAGGGTGCGGTAGCGTTAATGAGCAACCCGACCTACATACTGATTAAACAACAAATCGCTTTCCTTGCAGTTACCGAAGGCATACACAAATCGCTTAACAGCGATATGCTCCTATTCTCCAAAGCGGCGTTATGGATACAGGCACGGGAGAAAGAACTAATTGAATTGTTACAGGGGAATTTAAGAGATTTATAAACTAGCTTCCAGTTTAGGAAGATTTAAAAAGTAGCTTGCACTTAGCAAGATTAATAAACGCAGCGCAAGCGTCTAATTGCGATGATATATGACTGATGAAGAAAAGGCAGCCCAAGAGGCCGCAGCTGCCGCGGCAAAAGCAGAGGCCGACAAGGCCAACCAAGACCCTTTAAAAACTGAACTTGAAAAAGTACAGGGACAGAAACGCTCCAAACTTGAGAAACTCCAATACAGGAAAAAACTTATTGACGAGCAACTTAAAGATATGGGAGTAGATGACGAACCTGTAATCGAAGATGATGACGAGAAACCTTTGACACGAGGTGAGTACAAGAAGATACAGGCTGAGACGGCGCAAAAAACCGCTTTACAGCTTGCTGACGACATCCCTAACCAAACGGAAAGGGAGTTAGTCAAATATCATCTTGAAAACTCCATTCGGTCAACAGGCAATCCTAATCAGGACTTATCGCTTGCCCGTTCAATAGTAAATGACGCTAAAAACCGCCAGATACTTGAAGAACAGCAGCGCAGAGGCCAGCCGATTCCCCAAGCATCAGGCGCAGGTGCTCCGCCAAGAGTGGAACACCCTACCGAACTGACACCAGAGGAACAAACTTACTTACGTCCGCCGTTTAACCTGACTAAAGAACAGATCATTGCGGCACGTGAAGGTAAGGGTGCGAAATTCGACAAGAAATAGTTTTTAAGGTCTTGATAATTATTAATCAAGACTAAAATTTATGGCTGCTAACAGCAATGCCTTCTATGTAGTCAACGAAGCCGAATACCGATGGACGCTGCCCACGCAACTTTTAGTTGCAAGCGGAGCGGTTGGCACTATCGCTCCAGGCTCCCCGACAAAGGGTGCTGACGCGACTGCCGCCTCTCCCTGGACTGGCGCGGTTATTCCATGTGTATCCGGTGATGGTACTACTTCACAGCGATTTACTGGTATCGCTAAAAATACTTCCAGTGATACGGCTTCGGCCAACGGGTATGTATATACCTGGACTCCTTTGCCTGGTTTAGTGTATGCAGGTAAGGACAAAACTGCTACCAATTCCAATACCGCCGCTTTAGTGCAGGCGTTATTTGGAAAAAGAATTAAGTTTGACCTTACATCTTCTGTCTGGACGGTCGATTCCGGGCAAGCCGATGCAGCGGCTAATATGGTCACCATTGTAGGCGGTGACTTTAACAAATCATTATTGTATTGGACTTACAAAGCGACTGGTACTGCCTTAGGACAGATTGCTTAGTTGTTATAGAATGGATGGTTACGCGAAAGTCAGTTATTTGGAATTTGAAAATCA